CCTGAAATGATATCGGTGTAGTCCCCGATGTCCTCATCTTCTACCATAGAAAGTAATTCCATGTAGATTTCTTTACCAAAGCCCCAAAGTTTAACTCCGTCTGCTTCTTCACCTCTAACGATAATGGGTACAAATACCCTCATTTTAGGATCTAGTTTACGTGCCAATCTCCAAGACTCTTTGTCTTTACTGGTTCTTAACTGCTTGGCGAATTCAACGATAGGATCTTTCTCATTCCAGTTTGTTGGAGAGATAATTGGATTCTTGTCGATTCCGTAGTGAAAATACAGTTCCGAAAAAGGATTTGATTTATTGTACGCGGAAGGTACAATACGAATTGTTTGCTTGCCCACGGCAGGTTTCCAGAAGACATTCTTACGTGCCTCACCGGAAGGACGGCTTTGTTGAGTTTGCAAAGCGCTTAGCTTTGCTTTGATTGAATTGATATCCATAAATTGTTTTTATTTTAATATACGAAACCTAATTGAGAATACCAACTTATAATTCAACGATCTGATAAATCTTTGTGCGTAGAAGCTTAAGATCACCTTGTTGAGTTAATAAGACTGTATTCTTGTAATGCTGCCAATTGATTCTGTAGTTTGTATCTACAATGCCTTCATTCAGGCTCTTAATCAATTCATTCAAAGCATTAATCGTATAGAGAGTATTTGTCTCTTTTTTCCTATGAACTAGGATGGTATTTTCTGGAATGTTGTTGATGTTAGGTTGATCAACGTTATAAGTACAAACGTACTCGTCGTTGCTCTTAATATGCAAAACAAAAATCTTATTATATAAAATAGTGTACTCGCTCGTAATCTCCTTTATAAAAGAATCCACTTCATTTAGTGGTACGAATGTACAAAATAACTTATTATTCACGTCTCCGATATTGATAGTTTCTCTATCATAAATATCAAAGGGGCTGTAAAGTGTCGTAGTCTGGTCCATAACTTGTTTTTATCTTTAAATTTTTGTCGTTAAATACTTCTAATATCTTCTTAATCTCCTCTTTATCCTGCTTACTAACGTCCAATAAGAAAGCATCATAAGTATAAAGTACTAATTTTGTCTCCTTGTTATTAATAATATAAATGATTTCTTTAAGGATTGCAACGTTGCTGTAAGTTTCCCAATGCTGTATTATGTAATTAAACAGCTTTTGAGGATTCATGTTAGGTAAGTCATCTTTCTTAAATACTTTTCCGGTCTCCTGAACTACATACTTACCCTTACTGCTGAATGTACTCCAGATATCCTCAATAAGCTTCTGAGTTAACTGAAAGAATTCAAAGTCTTTATATTGATCGAATATATGTCCGTATAGTTGCTTAAATACTAATCCTTTTGCTTCTGCTCGGTCCATTCCGTACTTAGCTGCAAAATCTTCATAAATATCCCCGGTCGGTGAATCATAACCAACCATCTGTCCAATCAACGTAGGATGGTAAGCAGTTAAGTCAATCTCCAATAAAAAATCGTTTCTTGGTACAAAAACCGATCTAGAACCGTTTTCTTTAGGTAAAGCAGCAAAGTTTAAGCTGTTAAACGTATTAGAAGGTCGGCCAGTAGTCGTATTGAGGTTGTATTGAGTGAATGTATACGAGTTATAGCGGGATAGAAAGGGTCTCTTCAAGTCAAAGTACCTTTCAAAGGCACTATTAACCTTCAAACCGTTTCTTTCTATAAACCAGAATACATTCGATAGATCATCGTGATATTCGTTAGGAATATACCGCTTAATTACTGAAGCGTATTCTTCAAATATAATCTCACACTGCTCAAAATGCTTTACTATCGGAATTACTGAATTAAGATCTTCACTCTCGTAATACCTCTGAGAGTAGAAGCTATGAGCATGAGTCTGCTTTCTTACCTCCTTATACTCAAATAAATTAAGATCATAAGTATTTGAACCGAAATAAGTATAGCTTAATGCTTTTTTATCCGGAGTGTAGATCTTCTTGAAAGTTCTTAGGTATTCCTTAACCTGTAGAGGATCAAACTGCAGAGCTTCCGGATGAAAATAATTAATTAGAAAGCCTTTCGGCTGAGTAACGTCTCTAAGATAAAGACTTAACGGTGCATAAATGCCCGGATGAATTTCCGGATGAGTCTGAATAGGAAGTACGAAGATTTCTTCTCCTAATTCAAATTGCAACTTATCGAACTGCTCTTGTGTTTCTACTAACCAAAACATAACCTTTCAATAAAGATAAGGACTAATGTTCAGGAATCCTACTTTTTATAGAACTTTAGGTAGTCTTCTTGTAGGAATAAAGCAAACCCTTGAACCTTCTTAAGACGTTCAGTTAGCTGAACTATGTTTTTATTTGTTTCAGCAACCGTGCTCTCCTCTCCTGAGATTGACCATGGTATGGATATTGTAATATAGTCCATCCAGGATAACCCGGATTTTTTTTGATTAACAGCAGTATAAGTCTGTAAGTTAATCTCAATGTACTTTAAAGCATTTATCTGCTTAACAAAGTATCTTTGAAATTCTCCTGTTAGGTATTCTTGCGGAGTTGGGATAGGATTGTATGGAGCGATCTCTACTACTTCTGTTGGTGCATCAGGCAGCATCTGAGTAGTTAGGACTTGTAGTTCTTGACTCGGTTGATCGTAAGGAGTTTTGCCGGTAAAAATTCTTCCGTTATAATACTTGTGGTAGTACCCTTGGTGTGGTTTACTTTCAGCTGGATTGTAATACTCGTTTCCGGCTGTAAATAAATTAGTCTTAATTCTATTTAAGGGTATGTATGGCATCTTATTTTATTTTTGGAACTGTTAATGCTTCCCAGGTTGTATTCCAGCTATTTGTACTTATCTTATGAGTTAAATTAACAATTAAATAGTCTATTTTATTTTTGTAAGAAAAAGGTAGTAAGGTTGTATCCATACCAAACCTTTGGTATATGGTTGCTCCGGAAATGCCCGGAATTGTTACGTTCATTTTAAACGGTATAATAAACGGAGGTGGTATTTCTTCTGTTACTGATGTGTAATAACCAACTAGAAAGTTAGCATATTTTTGATTTAGTCTAACGGCTTGTTTGATAGGTTCTCTCAATACTGTAAAACTTGGTTTATTACCGTCAGCACTGTTTCCCTGTTCTGCTTTAGGGGTTAGTGTATTTGGATATATTTGATTTATTAATGTATTTAAAGTAGTAGTTAAATCCAACCATTTTTGTTCTGGAGATTTTTTAGCAATAAAACTTTTAGGCGGTTGCTCATATTTGACTGGGGTTATTCTATCTACTAATCCTATATTGAATTGTGAGAAAGCTGTTGCGTTTTCTCCTAGAGTATTTGCATTTACTTGTGCACCAATTGCGACCATCGATGCCATCTCATTAGATAGTTGAGTTGTAATTCCTAATTCTTTAATTATACTAGCATCTGTATTTACAGATACTCCGGTAGATCTAAGCACAGTGATTGGGTTAGTCCTTTTTCTAAAAAAAACTGCTTCATCGTAGATACTAACAACTTTTGTTTCTTCATTAAACTTTACTTTGAATTGATTTATATCTCCTAAAGCAATATTAATATCTGCTAAAAGATCTTGTAGGAAACTGATTAGAGAAACTCTTGCATCTTCATCGTTATTTTTATCCATTACAGCAAGTACGTGTTCAACGTTAACTGCAACGTTGTTTAAAAACCCAACAAACTGCTCCCCAGGAGCTAATACGGCAGAAGGTGGAGTTACAAATCCACCGCCAGAAAGGTAATTGCTGTAACTTCTAAAGTTCAAGTAACCTACTTCGTTTAATACTGGATTGGTAGGTTTTGACATAACTACGGATAGTGTGTTTATATCTGAATTAGTTAGGTCCGGGGTTATTTTTGTTTTGACAGTGTCTACCATTTCTGTTATGTTGATTAAACATACTGCTGGGTCTGCAGACATTCTTCCCGGGATTGTGAACATCGGAATTGCTTTGTCTATTCCAAAATCTAATCTTACAACTGGCTTACCGTCTTTTTCATAAAGTAAACATTCAGACTGTAGTACTGCCATTAAATTATCAAATGTTATATAGTATAGTGAATCTACATTTGCGGTCGGGTTACCAGTATCTCTTTGATCTACAGACCAGGAAAAAACACTTCCCGGACCGGGACTGTAGTTTACTTGTGTAGGATCATTTTTTAAATTTGCTAACTGAAGTAGGTCTGGCAAGACTGCAACTGTAAGTTCAGGTTCGTCACCTCCATACTTTCCGTACCGGTCCACTCCTCGGGAGGTGTCTAATGCAGTTACAACGTTATACATACTTGACATTAGTGTAGATTCTTGACTTCGGGTATAGAGTAGCTGCTCTAAAAATGCCGGGGCAGATTCGGTAGTATATGTTGGTACTGTGTTTCCAAAAGCTTCTCTAAAGCCGGCCCAGACTGATAAATCTGTTTTAAAAATTGTTCTTGTTAATGAATCACTTCCTGAAATAGCGTTGTATCCGCTATCTATTCTTAACGATTCAATAATAGCACCGGTTGTAACTAATTTTAAAGTTACATCGTATGTTTGATCTTTACCTGACAGTGTCCAGGAGAAGTTTGTGATTACTCCGTAAAATGCATCGTAGTTATAAAATCTCTTTTCTCTCTCTGCTTGAATAAATGCTTGAAGTTCATCTCTATCCGGAAGAGTAGTTGTTCCAAATGGTGGTAAGAATTTTGTAAAAGGTTCTGTAAGACTATCTGGGGTAATTATATTACCGTTGTTATCTGTGTAGGTATTATGTCCCCATTCCAATAGTACTGTATACCCGGGTCTTAGGTAGAGTGTTTCTAACAAGTCTAATTGACGAGCTGAAAAGCATTTTATTTTAACGTCTGCTTTAGCTAGTGCACCGTTATTGTAGTAGGTTACATCTGCTGATTCAATTCCGGGCATTGGCCTATATCCAAAATCCGGACCTCCGAGGCCGTAAGCTCCTAAAGGGGTCATTGAGTTGATTTCTGAAATACCGTATCGCGATGCATAAATCGAATTACCTTGGCCGTCTTCTGTACGATAAGCAGTTCCTCCTGTCAATATTAACTGTTCTGCTAGAAGCTGTCCTTCGCCAACTTCATACCTGCTAGTATACTCTTGTACTCTAGCGGCATATTCTGCATACTTACTTTCGGGGGTTTGTTTTCTATCTACTTTAATATCTACCGAGGATGCAAGCCTTAGCCAAGAATTAGTATTCTGTAATTGAATATTTTTATCACTTTTGTTTCCGGCAGCGTATAACTCCTGTCTTTTCTCAATCTGTGCTCTAACGTTTGGGTTAAAGTCTTCTCCTAATAATGCCATGTTATAGACTATTTAAAATATTGAACTGTGCAATTATCCGGCCGGTATCTGTAGGTATTCTGATTTGAGTACCTTCAGGTACAAAGAGTGAGTTTTTTGTTAGTGCATCGTTTGCAGCTGAGATGATCCAATAAAGAGTAAAATCTCCGTAGTACTGTTGAGCTAATAAATCTAATCTATCTCCTAAAACTGTTATTACATAGATATCATTTTCAGATAAAGGTATTTCAGGATACCTGGTAGTAGCATAGAATCTAACACCGGGTTTTACCGGACTGTCTGATAGTATTTTTATATCTTGGTATCTTTTCATTTATTAGTTGCTGTAACCAGGTCCGCCTCCAGATGCACCCATTGAGATAAAAGGCTTTCCTATTTCCGGTACAAAATCATATACAGGAATAAAGGTTATATTAGATACTTTCATCATAAATGGCAATCTATCTCCCTTACCTGTTTTATTTCCATCTAAATCTCTCCCTATCTCCCACGGAGTATCATTAGGAACTTCCATGTTAATACCTGTAATTATACCTGGTACTTGAGATAAATAATCGCCGATAGTAACTTTTATAAAGTTGCCTCTCATTACTCCCACGTTAGTATATGAAGGAGTTAATGTTGATGCTAGGTAATTTAATCTTTGGTATTGTCTAAATATTTCCGAATAGGTCTGAGCGTAAATAGAGAATGCAAAAGTAACTGTTCTTGTAAACCCACTGTAGTTGTAGAAATTTTCACCTCTACCCATAAATTTATAAGGACTCCATTCAGCAGTAAATCCGTCGTTAAGATTATCTAAGTAAGCTCTAAACTGAATTGATGTAGATGGTGTATTATCGTATCCAAGTGTAGTGAAGTAGAACGGTATTAAATCTGAGTCTGGATCTGTCTGCCCTACTTTTAGTAAGTTGACTAAATCCGTACCGGCGGAAGTTTGTCCTGGGGTTGCTATTTTAGTTCTATCAATATCTCTTCTTCCAGCATCTCCTGTTTTAAATGTTTTATTTCTATTAAAAGCTGTATAATCTGAAGAGATTAAAACTTTTCTAGCTTCTCCTCCGGTTACCGGATCGTTTTTAAGGGTCTGCCTAAAATCAGTAACAGTGACTACTGCCGAATCTTGAAACGGTGTGGCAGCTTGAATTTGTTCAATACTAAATAAGGCCGGGTCTTTCTTAAAGTAGTTTAATGGGAATTGAGAAGGGTCATTCCATACCCCACCCGGACTCGTTGGTAACAAGGATCTTACCGGGTCTGATTGCTGATCTCCGGTAGCTGTTATCTGACTTAATAAAATAGTGCTTTTGTTTGTAGCACCTAAAAAGGTAGGATCGTAAGTTATGTTTAATCCTTGAGTTCCTCCGCTATATAATGGATAAGAATCTATAAAGGACTTATCTGTTTTATAATTCGGATTGTAATACCCTGTTCTTTGATCTGCAAAAAAGATATTTGTTTTCCCAATACCTAATGGTGCACCAGGGCCGCCGGGGTAGCTTCTAAGGATTGGATCTCCTTTTTTCAAACTATCAACAGCATTTGCACCAGGAACACCATTCTCTATATTAACAAACTTAGGTGCTATTGTATTCTCGTATAACTGGTAGAGTCTATTTCTGGTTTGATCTGCATCAATCTCTCTTTGAACCTTAATTACATTATCGTATTTTGTCTCTGGTAGGAATAAAGGTAAGTGCAACCCTGTTGCAACTCCTGCTGCTTGAGCGATAGTTTGAGCAGGTGTATAAGCTCCTTGGTTTAAAAAAGGAATGCTTGTTTGGGTTTCTACGTTTAATCTAGATAGTAGGTTCTGTTTAACAGTAAACTCTGTTCCTTTTTCCAGAAACATTTTTGTTAGCCTAGAAACATCGTCTGCTACCTTCCCGGGTAGTAAAGACCCTCCTCTAACTAAGAAATCAGGACCTCCTGTGTTTTCAACCTGACTGTCGTTTATATCGATTGATTTAACGATGTAGGGCTGTTTTGATGAACCGCCTCCAAACCTATCCTTACCGTAAGGGATACTCTTCTGACCAAACGAATCCGGGGTAGAGACATAGCCTTTACCGCCTGCATAGAACTTAAAGTTCTTTGGGTCAGTTAGTATCTGGAGTAATGGCATTATTGAGGTGGGTTATCAAGATATTTAGGCTGATCTTTTCCGTCTAAGTCTAACAATGAAGTACGTAATCCGGCTTGGTATTTAGATACTCTATCATACATACCTGGCTGAACACCGTTAATGTCTAATTGGGAAGCTAGAAGACCCGGTCCTCCGAATTCAGGATTCTTTTTAGGATTTTTTACAAAAGAGCTAGGAGTCTTTCCTCTTAGTCCTAATCCACTGGTTGATAATCTGGTTAATAAGTCCATAAGTCTTTTATAAATAGATTTTAAGCTGAAGTTTTGTATTTTGCTATTTCTAAAGATCGTCCTGCTACTTGGCCGTCGATGTTTACTGAGGTTTGTATTACTGCCCCCTGTGGTTGCATTTGATCAAGTCTTTTTGAAATTTTCTGTATCATTTCCATTGCAACCAGGTTGCCCACTCCCGGCAAGGAACCTGCCGCGTAGGTTGCTGGGCTGAACATATCGTTAGCTAAAATTGGGTTAGTTGTTACTAAGACGTTATCCCTGTTATTTAAGGCAAACAGTTCTCCTTCATCATACAGCATTCTTTTACCGTATCCGCTCCCTCCCTTGGCTGTCGATAAGCCGTCTTCCATTTTTTGAGAGTTTACTATTCCGTAACCGGTACTTAGTACAGTTGCAGCAGCAGCTGCTCCTAAAACAGGGCCAACATATGGGATTCCTGCAAGGGCTGAGAATGATTTAATAGCTGCATAGATAATGGTTAAGTTTATTAGAGCTTTTAAAACTTTACCTACTCCTTTCATATCGTCTAACATTTTTCCTACAAATTTACCTATTCCTTCAAATAGTCCCATTAGTGCCGTTACTGGGGTAATGATAATTGATATACCTTCTACAATAGACGATACACTGTCTGCTATTGCTAAAACAGCAGTGCCAATGCCGACAAAAATCTCTTTTAGCCTGTCCATCGTTTGGGCTAACCTCTCAGAAATATCTTGTTGGTGCATTAAATCCTCGATACTGCCTTTCTGCAATTCCCTCTGCACTTTACCTAAGCCAACATCCGCTATACGAGCATCGAGAGCTATTTTTGCTGCGGCTGCTTGATCTCCCGTTAAACCTTTAAGTGCTTCTGCTTCCAGCAAAGATGCAGCCATTTCCTCTCTAGATAAACCTAATGCTTTAGCAAAACTTTCTTGAGCAATTCGGTTCATTCCTTGATACTCTGCTAAAGTACCAATCTGCTCTGCTAGTTCTTCTTGAAGTCCTATTGTGTCATTAGTCAGTGCGTAGTATCTTGCTCGTTCTAGGTTTATTTGCTTACCTGTTAAAAGTTCTGCTTCTAATTCTGCTTGGATGGAGGATTCAAATTGAGTTATACTTCCAGCAATTTGTTCTGTTTTTTCTAAAGATATACCTAATGCTTTTGCGTTTGCAGCAGCAGTTGCTAATCCTGCACCGGTTAAGCCTACATTTAACTTAATAATTGCAGAAGTTTTTGCTATTTCACTGTATAACTGCTTTTCATTAATTATTATTCCCTTATTAAGAGAGGCTACTTTTGCTTGTGCAAAGAACTGTCCTGTAATTCCTTCAACTGTTGTATATGTAAGTTTGGCGAGTTTTAAATATTCTACACTAGTTTCATTTGCGATTCCAGCTTTTTGATTCAATTTAGTTACTATAACTAAATCCTGTTCATTTAGTTTAGCATTAGTCCCTAATATAACACCAACAGCTCTTTGAGTTTCTAAAAGCTTGGCCTGGGTTAAAGCAACGTCGCCGGATCTACTAGCTATATAAAACATCTCTCTACCTACAGCAAGACTCTCTTTGTAGGTCATGTTCATATCTTTAGCAAACTTACCAGTTGCTTTATCTACCTCCTTGGTTGCTTTTGCTATTCCTGCAAAAACAGCTTGTTGTGCTGCTTGAGGATCTTTTGCATTTGATAATAGATTTTTGCCCATTTCTTTAATGAGCATATTAGAATACTTTAATTTTTCTGCATAAGTAGCTTCTCTAGTTGTAATTTCTCCAGTTACTTGATCTACTGTTTGTAAATCTTTGACCATTTCGGCTTGAACTCTTGCTTCCGCCTCTCTAATTTCTAAGAGCTCTTCTGCTTTTTCAAACCCTAAATTTTTTAAAAATCCACCTAAACCCTTTGTTG